GTTCTGGATGATGACCCGGAACTATAGGGCGTGACTCGTTTACTTACTTGATCGCACGGATCAGTTTGGAAACGGGTATCGCGCCTAATGATTTACTAGCACTAGATAGCAGGATGTTTAAGGCGTTATTAGAGGCGATGAAAGATAGGAATAAGGAGATGCGAGATGCCAGTACAAGTAAAAGGCGGCATTGAACTTCGCAAAGCCCTAAAGAAATTTACACCTGATCTAGCTCAACAGACACAAAGGGAAATGGCAAGTTTACTTAAACCAATAGCAGCTAGAGCTAAAGGGTTTATTCCACGCCAAGCACCTTTATCTGGGTGGGGTAAAGCATCTAGTAACGGCAAGTTTCCAGTATGGGATGGCTCAGCTGCTAGAAGCGGCGTTGGATATAAAACCACGCCTAGCAAGGTAAACAGGGCTGGCTTTAGAGCCTTAGCTCGTATCCAAAATGCCAGCGCATCAGGTGCTATTTATGAAACTGCTGGCCGCGTAAATACATCTGGGCGTGAGCAGGCAAAAATGCGTGAGGTTGTAATCCCGACTTATCGCCGCGATACCGGGGCTGGTGAATATCGGTATATGACTAGCACTAATAAGAAATATGGCAAGAGCAATAATCCAGAGGCAGGCTCAATATTTATCCAGGCTATAAACCAGTACGGCATGATCGTAGATGCTAATAACCAGACAGGTGCAGGCCGTAGATCACGAAAGATGAAAGGCCGCGCAATCTTTCGTGCCTGGAAAGAGGATGGCGGCAAGACTAACGCAGCTGTTATTAAAGCCATTGAAGTATCCAGAGATAAGTTTAACAAGGCTGTGGGGTATAACTAATGGCCGTTGATCCATCAGTAAGAATAGATATAGCCGCCGAATTTACTGGACGCAAAGCATTTAAACAGGCAGATACATCGACTGCGCAATTAACTAAAAACGTAAAGAATTTAGCCAAGACTTTCGGAGTCGCATTTAGCACAGCTAAAGTATTAGCTTATGCAAAAGCATCAGTTAAAGCTGCCGCTGCCGATCAAAAGGCTCAACAGCAACTAGCCTTAGCACTTAAAAACGTAGGCCTAGGTCGCGATGCAGCTACAGCAGAAGGTTACATACAGCGCATTGAAAAAGAGTTTGGCATCATCGATGACAAGCTGCGCCCGGCCTATGTAAAACTTGCTATTGCAACACGCAATACAGCGGAAACCGAACGCTTAATGGGTATTGCTATGGATATAAGCGCAAATAGTGGCAAAGACTTAGAGTCAGTTACAGCTGCGCTATCAAAAGCTTACCTGGGCAATAACGCCACGCTTAGCAAGCTAGGCATAGGCATATCTAAAGCTGATCTTAAAACCAAGTCTTTCAAAGAAATAACAGATCAGTTAGCAGTAACGTTTGCAGGCGCAGCTAAGACATCGGCCGATTCGTTTAGTGGCTCAATGGACAAACTGGCTATTGCATCTAATAACGCTAAAGAGATTATTGGTACAAGCCTTATAGGTGCGCTGCAATCTTTAGGTGAGGATGACAGCATGGCTACCCTTGCTGGCGATATTGAAGGCGCAGCTAGTTCATTAGCTAACTTTGTAGATTCAATCGTGTATTTGAAAGAACAGGTTAAATCTATACCTGGTGCTGGCATTTTTGGTTATTTATTTAGCGGCGTGACTGATCTGCTAGGCAGATTTAGCCCACAGCGTTTAGCAGAAGATATTAAGAGTATTAAAGGTTTTCAAGGCATGGGTAATGTATCCATGACTGGTGGCTCAAATATGGATACGCAGAAATTTGTTGCTAAAACTATTGCTGCTAATAAGAATATAACTGACAAAAAGATTAAGGCAGATAAACTCGCAGCTGCTAACAAATTAAAGCTAGAAAAGGCGGCAGCCGTATTTGATATTCAAAGGATACAAATAGCCGCTGCCCTAAAGGGCAAGATTACCGACGAGGAAAAAACACGCCTATTACTGATGCAAGCTATTGAGGAAGGCAACGCAGATAAGGCCGAAACCCTAGCTAAAAAACTTGCAGAGATACAAGAAAAAAATGCAGAGATTGCTGAACAACTTTTGGCTTTAGGTGAAATGGAAAGTCCCTTTGCTACATGGGAAGGCAGCCTAGATTACGCTTTATTAAAAATCAATGAAATAGGCGAACGCATGTTTGCAATCCGACAAAAAGAATCTGGTTTTTTTGATACATCTATGTTGGCTGCTGGTGCTGGTATTACCTATAATCCTACGCAAAATAGAGATCGAAACTATGATCAAAACAATCTTGCTACCCCAGCGGCAATAGTAGAAGCGGTTGTAAATATTGCTGAGGATATTGTTGAAACTGCTGCCGAGGTAGTAGAAGCTGCAGAGGCTATAACAGAAGCAGCTGCAGAAGTAATTACAAATGGTGCCAGCGGTGGCCCTAAGTTTGGCATAGGTGGACAACCAATTTATGATGATTTTGGCGGCTTTGCTGATTACACAGGTGGCAGTATGGCAGCAGGTAGCGCAGCTGTTATAGATAACTCAGTAACCATAGTGGTAGAAGGCTCAGTATTAGATGGCGATGATTTCAGCGACATCATAAATAGAACAATGTTAGACAATATTCGCCGTGGTTTGAGTCAAACGCCCGCAGGAGTTATCCCATGACAGTACCTACAATTAACGCGGTAATAAATTTTAGCACCGGGCCAAGTTTTGCCCAGGCCATGATTTTAGATGAAGGCATACTAGGTACTAATATCTTGGCAGATGCAGCTGCGATAATTGTTGATGTAAGCAACGTAGTAGATAGCGTAAATATAAAGCGCGGTCGATCAGCAACAGCCGATGAATTTCAGACAGGTACGCTAACGCTGCGCATTGTGGATCAAAACGGCGACTTTAACCCACAAAATGCAGGCAGCCCGTACTACGGCAACTTAGACCCAATGCGTAAAGTATCCATATCGGCTACTTCAGCCAGCGTTACTTACCCAATGTTTAGCGGATTTATTACTAGCTATACAACCACTACCCCTAAGAACGCTACAGAGGTTGTGTACACAACTATTACTGCAGTCGATGCTACGCGCTTGGCTCAAAATGCTCAGATTAGTACCGTTACAGGTGCAACTGCAGGTGACCTAAGTGGTACAAGAATTAACCAGATCCTTAATACTATTTCGTGGCCAGCATCAATGCGTGATGTAGATGCAGGTTTAACTACTTTGCAGGCAGACCCCGGCACAGCCCGTACTGCCCTAGCAGCCTTGCAGACAGCCACAAATAGCGAGTACGGCGCAATCTATGTAGATGCATCTGGATCGTGGACGTTTCAAGACCGCTTAGTAACTACTGCCAGTATTGCAGGTACACCTACAGTCTTTAACGATAACGGCACAGATATTGGATATGCCAATGCGGTATGGCGGCTAGATGACACCCTGGTATTTAATCAAGCCAATGTAACTAGAACAGGTGGCACGGTTCAAAGTGCTACCAATGCAGCTAGTGTCTTAAAGTATTTTGCTCATACTTATAACCAGCAAGATTTACTAATGCAGACCGATGCCGTAGCCCTTGACTATGCTTTGGCCTATGTTGCAAGCCGCGCTGAAACCAGCGTTCGATGCGATGCAATCGAGTTAGACCTATACACAGATAACTATGCCAATGGCATATTGGCAGCCCTGAGCCTTGATTTTTTTGACCCAGTAACTATTACAACTAATCAGCCTGGTGCATCTACCTTGACAAAGACCCTGCAAGTATTCGGCGTAGCTCATAACGTTACTCCGAATAAGTGGCGCACTACCTTTACAACTTTAGAGCCGATCATTGATGGCTTTATTTTGAATTCAACCCTATATGGCGTACTTGATACGTCGGTACTAAGTTACTAAGGAGATAACAAAATGGCTAAACAAACGTTTACAACTGGTCAGGTGCTAACAGCTGCACAAATGACCAGCCTGCAGCAGACGGCTATGGGCGGTGGATCAACTACGGCTAAGACTGTCAGCTACACGCTAGTAGCTGCAGATGCTGGCACAGTCGTACAGATGAACAGCGCAAGTGCCACAACCATTACAGTTAATACTGCCCTGTTTGCAGCTGGCGATACAGTTCAAATTCAGAATATAGGTGCAGGTGTTTGCACAGTAACAGCAGGTACAGCAACAGTTAGCACGGCAGGATCGTTAGCCCTAAGCCAGTATGAAGGCGGCCAGCTTTACTTTACTGCAACTGGTGCATCCGTATTCTTTGATGTAATACAAAGTGCTGGCGGATTAACATTGGCTCAAATTGCTACAGGTTCAATGGCTAGCACATCCGTAACAATTAGCAGCTTAAGTGCTTATGACACAATTATGCTGTCATTAACTGGGGTTACATGGGGAACAGCAGCCGATAATATACGCGTGCGAATTAACTCTTTAACGTCATCTAGTTACCTGAAAAATGGTTTTGCTATAAATACATCTCGAATTGCTATTAACAGCACGGGAACTAGCTTTGCTTTGCAAGACTCAGGCAACCAAGCTAACGCAGATGCCAATAACAATTACTTTTATGTCTTTACTCAATGTAAAGCTGCAGGCTTTACGGGCGTACAAGCTGTTGGCCGTTACGTTGATTCAACTACAGCCAGCACGGCAGTAAGCGTTAATGGCGTAATTATTTCCAATGAAGCCGTATCGTCTTTAGTTATTGCTACATCTAACGCTTACACATTTAGTGCAGGTACATACACAGTTTGGGGTGCATAATGAAAAAAATAGAACACAATGCTGAAACGGGCGAAATTACAGAAATTGAACTAACGCCTGCTGAGGTTAAACAAATTGAAGCCGAACGTGCTGAAATTGCAGCTAACCCCGCACCTGCACCTGCCGTAGTGTCGGTTAAGGATAAATTGGCTAGTCTCGGTTTAACTGTCTCCGATCTAAAGGCCGCTTTAGGCTTGTAATGACAGCCATAAGTTATAACGGCTGGCCAGCATCTAAGGATGCTGAGTCGATCCGTATCAAGTCTTACGCGATGAAAGGCAGCAAGGTAAAGCTGCGCTGCGCCTATTTTGCTGCACCTTTATTGGTTGCCTTTGCTGAGCAGTTTCATGAGCTGATTGAGCCGATCGATGGCGGTGCGCTAGATGATTGGGGCTACTGTTACCGAGATGTTAGAGGCGTACCGGGCAAACTTTCCAACCATAGTTCGGGTACGGCCTTGGATTTGAACTCAAAAATTCATCCGCTTGGAAAGGCTGGCACGTTTCCACCTGAGAAGGTACCAATGATCTTGGCATTGACTAGAAAGTATGGCTTGATCTGGGGCGGTACATGGACACGCAAAGATGAGATGCATTTTGAAATTGGCATAGATCCTGTAAAGGCTGCCAAGTTAATAGAGAAATTAGGGCTGGAGTACGACCAACCTAAAGGGCAATTAGGAGTACAAGCATGAAAGATCAACTAATGGCCGCTGGCCTGTCTTACCTACGTCACGCTGCCACCTGCGCAGCTGCGCTTTACATGTCTGGGGTTACAGATCCTAAGACCCTGGCTAATGCTTTCTTGGCTGGCCTACTCGGGCCGCTAATGCGTGCGCTTAACACATCCGACAAAACTTTCGGCGTTAAGTAAATGACTACAGCCCAGTCGCTACTAACCTTAGGTATCGCTGTTGCGACCCTGTTGGCCTTTGCGGCTGGGCTTGTACGTCACCTAGTT